GTCTTGGTCGCAGAGACCGCAGCCCTGTCTGGACAAAAGAAGATATGAAAGAGGTTGACTATAAGTCATTTGTAAAAGGATTCATAACAAGTGGTGTTATATTTTCAGGTATAGGCGGTGTAGTATATTTCTTAAATAAATTATAATACAAAATCATTCATTCCAACTAAATACTTTAAATTATTAAATTGTAATTGAAAAATTGGATGAGTAGAGTAATATTTTCTAATTGTATCTGCTACGATGTTAGCCTGGTTAGGATTTGTTTTAAGAAGCGATAAGTATAATACAGAGTAAATACGAACATATAAATCATAGTTCATATCAGTCTGATAGTCATCAAAGCTTGAAAGAATCGAATAACAGGCATCAATACACTCTCTATAGTATCCAAAATTAAAGTATTTCATGACAACATTCCAATAAATAAAAATTAAATTTTTTGTTGGTTTTAAAAAATTATTTAAAGTTTGTTTATAATCGCCATAGCTTCTATAAATATCATCATAAAACTCATCAAGAATTTCAAGATAAATGTGTTCATCTCCTCCTCCATATCCAATATCTATGGTGTGTGCTATTAGCATTTCCATTCTATTAAGAATTTTAATGCCAATATCAGCGGGAGTTGTAAAGAGACATCCTACTGCGATATATCTAGCGCGTGAGTAAAATTCAAATTTATGTTCATCTTGTTTAAATTTTTTATCTTGAACATCTAAAATTGTAAGATGAAATTTATTTGGGGCATGTTTTAAATTATATAATAATAAATTATCAAAATTATTTTCACATATTTTGCCACCATCTTTGTACAATGATGAATCAATCCAGCCAAACTTTCTAGTATTAAATGGGTTGCTTATAATGGTTTGTTTAACAAAGTTCATTTTATTATACATCAATAATGAACGTTCAGGAAAACTTCGATTACAGCCTAGTAAGTGTGGCTTTTTAATCATATTATCTTTTAATTTATCAACAAATTGCCAACACCATAATTCTTCTAAGTCTTGTACTATAATTTTAGTTAAAATTCCCAATTTGTATTTATCTCTGGTTTCCTTAACAACACTTTCAATCTCTTTATTACAGTATATAACTAAATATATTGGTACACGAAGTAATTCCTCAAACTGATTTATATTCTCTTCTTTGGTTCTAGCATTTTTAGAATACTTAGATAAATCATAACATGCGGTTGTTAATGTACAATCAGGAATATCTGCCATTAATAATCAGAAAATGAAAATACTTTAAATTCTTATTTTTAAAAAATACATAAAAAAGAACTAGGATAAACAGATGAGTAACAACAAGGGAATAAATATAACCAGATACCTTCAAGGTAATAAGGCTGCTAATGTAAGCCCTACTACGGGTTTCACGAAATATAATGGGAATAGTGGCTCATCAGGTTCAGGAGTCCCTAGTACTATAGGAAGAATATTATCGTATTTACTTGCGATATTTATTGTAATTATGGTAATTTTACTGTTTATTAACTATTTCATTACACCAATTTTCAGATTACGTCCTGGTGGTCCCGGTATAATACCAGTACCTGGCTTCGATGATGGGAAATTGTTTTGGAATAAGACAAGCGCTGGACAAATTCTGAATAAGGACCTGCCTATCGCATCACAAACATTTGGTTACACTATCAATTTAGATGTATTTATTGAAAATCCACTACAATTCTCTACTTCTCCTCGCCTCTTCTTTAGTCGTGGCGCATCGAGAAAAGAGCGCGCAAGTGGCGACACTCTTCTTAGTGTACTAGATAATTACAATATTGCTGCTGCCCTATTACCTGATACAAATGATTTGATTGTTTCAGTGCTAAATAAGGATAATAATATGGAGTCTGTTGTGATTTCAAACGTCCCTATTCAGGAGCCATTTAGACTGGGCATGGTGGTTATGGAACAGGCAATGGAAGTATATATTAATGGCCATTTGATGAAAACAAGAGCATTTAATGCTCCTCCAAAAGATGTCAAAGGTGATATTTATCCTGCCGCTGGCATTGAAGCAAACGTAATTAAGGTACGCAACCTTAAAATATGGGCACGCCTACTTACGGTAAGTGAAATTCGCCAAGCCACTCCTAAACTAAGCACTGCTAAGGATTTTGGGGCAGGTCCAATGCCATCATCAACTAGTTGTTCAACATCTGCTAGTACTACAATGACATCCGCGGAGAAAGATATGGACCGTTTTAAAAAGTTATCGGTTGATTCAGTGTCCGATATAAATTCAAAACTTCTATAATCAGATAATTATATAGGATGATTGCTCTAATAATATTTGGAATAATATTGATATTAGTTACTATCTATATTATTGTGTATGTTATTTACCCTGGTTCAGGAAGTAATGATGTTTTACCTAAATTAACGCCATTAAATGCGAAACAAGATATTGTGACGTCTGATATCACTCAGAAAACACTTTTAGGGGCAGCAGGCTCAACGGTGATGGGATATTTCTATTTGAAGAATGGCGATAGAACTACGAAGTTTAGTGATAGTTTTACACCAATTATTCAGGTAGAAAACAATTGGTTTCTAGAGATTTCTCCATCGCCAGTTGGTACGGATGGAACTGCGGCACGCCTCCGAGTTCAAACAAGTGACGCAGGAGCATTTAAAGAGGAAATAATCGAGCTCCCGCAGATTCCTAAACAAAAATGGGTCTTCATTGCGATTTTACGTGATGGTCGCCGCTTCGATGTAATCTATAACAATCAAATCGTAGCATCACAGCGTCTTGAGTATTATCCGGTTGTAATCAGCAGTCCACTATCAATTGGTAATAATGGCTTAGATGGCTCTGTTATTCATGTAATGATTAATGGTACACGACTAACGCCTATACAAGTCGAGCGTGAAAGAGTTTCATATGTGAATACGAATAATACGGTGCTAGAAGCGGATACGATTGATATTAGTTTTCCAGGATTAAAATTATTCGCACAGTGCCCTCCCGGTTTACCCTGTGAACCTGTTACACAGCCACCTCGTAACAACCTAGTTCAATGGAAAACACCTTATGCCTAAAAAGTGGGTATTAGGGTGGAGAGAATATCCCTCTAAATGTCAGGATAATGGAAGCTGCTAACAATTCATCTCCAATGGGAAGACTAATTCCAGTTTTACTTATATTCTTAGGTTTAGTTGGTTTGTATTACTTATATCAATACCTCTTTGGCCCTAAGACTGCTACTGAATACTCTCTGATTTCTAAATCAAGAAGTGCTCAAATAGACCCTGGGCAACCTATTGTAATAACATCTGATAAGCTCCCAGCTATATATGAAGGAGGTGAATTTACGGTATCAGCATGGGTTTACATTACTAACTGGTCCTACCGCGCTGGATTTAACAAGTCAATCTTATCTGTTGGCGGACCAAACTTTGATACAATTCGTATCTACTTAGGTGGTAATAAACCTAAACTCAGTGTCAGACTACAAACTCGTGATTCAACTGGTACTAATAATACGGTCCCTAATGGCTCTGCTGCTGCTACACCACTAGGTGCGTCTGATGTACCAATTGAATCGTTAGATAAGGGTACACAGAACGCTGTTTTCAATATTTTACAAACTGATTCTGGTTTACTAGACGCCTCCCCTCTATGTGATTTACCTGAAGTCGATTTACAAAGATGGGTAAATATCACAGTATCAGTCAATGGCAGAACAGTTGATGTGTATATGGATGGTAAGCTAGCCCGTTCATGTGTATTACCTTCCTTCTTCAAGGTTGACGCTGGCGGCTATTCAGCATATTTACTATCATACGGTGGGTTTGGTGGACAAATCTCAACAACAGCAATGTTTGATTCTGCTCTCAATCCTGAGCAAGTGTATAAGAATTACATGGCTGGACCTGAACCAATTAAAAATATTGGTCAATGGTTCTCATCATTCTTCGCACCAGGCGTTTCTGTGTCAGTAACATCTAAATAACAGCCAAATAAATAATACAAATTAATAAAAGGAAATAGATGGAGTCTGTCAATCAACGGTTTAATGAACAGTTCAATTCTGGCTCAAAGCCCGGTATTATACAGCAAATCTTCTTTGGAGTAGCATTCGTAGTTGCCTTATACTTAGTATTGCTCTTCTTTGAAGTAATTTACAAATATATCAATCGGCTATCAATGAACAGAACTGAGCTTTTGCCAAACACATATAATGTCGAAGACAAAGCAATAAATATTCCACAAAACCCTAATGTAAAGGGCTCAAAACCTGTGAATCTGTCTGATAATGAGCGTAGTGGTGTTGAATTCAGTTACACATTCTACCTAAACATCAGTCCATCCGCATTTAGACAAGAGTTTGGCCTAAACCATATTTTCCACAAGGGTTACTCATCACAATTCCCTCTCTTAGCACCCGGTGTTTACATGCGTTCTGACACAAATACTCTCCGAGTCTATATGAATACCTATAAGACTTGGAATAACTATGTGGAAGTTGAAAATATGCCAGTTGGTAAATGGGTCCATGTTGCGATTGTATGTAGCGAGAACTCATTGGAGGTCTACATTAATGGCAACTTAGCTAAGAAACTTCCATTCGATGGCTTCGCACCTTACCAGAACTATGAGGATATCTGCTGCTTTTCACAACGCAGAATCACTCTCAAGCACTCAATCGTCCCATCTACGGATGAGAATGGACTTGATATATTTGGTTGTATGAAGGGTCAACTCTCAAGGCTAAGTTACTTTAGTTATGCTCTCTGCTATGCGGAAATTAATCAGTTAATGAATGAGGGACCTTCATCTAAAATAGATTCTGCCTCAACAAGTGCTAATGTGCCGCCATATTTAGATGATACATGGTGGAGCCAAGGGCACTAAGAGCCAAGGGTACTAAGAGCCAAGGATACTAAGAGCCAAGGATATTAAATAACTTCTTAGTAGAATGCCATCACGTAAAACGCATAGACGCAAACATCATTCTAAAAGAAAGACATCACGTACTGTTCATAGACGACGTACATATAAACGTGGTGGAGTAACCTCAAGTGAGTGTGACCAAGAAATTATTAATAAATTTAATGAACTAAAATCTAGAATTAATAGTCAAAATGTTAATACAATAGAAGATTATTACGGAGAATTTAGTAGTCTTTACAAAGATGCTAGACGTAGTGGTGCCAGTAAGCAATGTTTAGATGAATTAATAAAGTTTGAATATACAATTAAGCCTAATGGAAGTATGGAAAAAGGACCTTTAACTTTAAAGATGAATGCTCTATTAAGTGTTTAATTAAATATTTTTATTCTGATACTTAGTAATCAGTTAATATATGTAGGTTTAAAGACTATATATATTAAATGATACAAAGTTAGCAATGCCAGGTGGAGGTCTATATGCGTTAGTCGCCTACGGAGCACAAAATGTTCTTCTGAGTGGTAATCCAGATTTCACCTATTTCTATAAAACGTACAAAAAGTATGCCCATTTTGCGGAAGAATCTGTAACGTTTGCTATGGATGGCCCACAGGATTTATCATATGACCAACCGATTCAGGTTCGATTAAAGGTTCAACGTGTCGCAGATTTAGTTCGTGACATGTATTTTCTATTTGACCTCCCAGATATTTACTGTAAATGGATTGAAGGTTTACCTCGAAATGATGGTAGAAAAGACCAATATAATTTTGCGTGGACTACTCATATTGGCTGTCATATTATTCAAGAGATTGGATTCTATATTGGTGGCCAAAAGATTCAAGGATTTGATGGGTCTTATATGATTGCGAAGGCACAGGCAGACTTAGATTCACGAGCATTTACTAAATGGTCTCGTTTAGTTGGTAATATTCCAGATATCTATGACCCCGCCAATGGTCTATATGCTGGAGGTTCAACTGGAAGTGATTATCCATATGTATTCAATAACAATGGTCAATTAGCATCAACTGTAACCCCGCCAAATATTAATCGTCCCTCTATTTTTGGTCGAACTCTACAGGTACCATTACCATTTTGGTTTACTGAATCTACATTTGAAGCCTTACCACTGGTCTCATTACAATACCAAGAGTGCGAAGTTCAAATCACTCTAAGACCAATTAATCAATTATATAGAATAAATGATATTAATGGTAAAACAGTGGCACCAGGTTATCAATACAATTCAAGCCCTATAGCTTTACAGCCTGAAAATGTGTATTATACATCTGTGTCTGATATTTCAGATGTGACTATTAATAATTTTTTAACAGATATTGGTACACCAAATCCATTATTGAATACCTGGCCATTAAATCCAAGAATTCAGATGACATATGTCTACTTAACTGATGAAGAGAGAGCACAATTCTCTAATCAGCCTCTACAATACTTAGTGAGACAAGTAACAACATATGAGTTCCCAGGGCTAACATCAAGGCAGTTTGTTGAGCTTCAGACGCATAATCCGATTGAGCGCCTGATAATCGTACCAAGACGGTCTGATTCTCTACAATACAGAAATCAAGTAGCAAACTTTTCAAACTGGATAAATCCATTAAAGCCGCCCTTTATTCCTGCGGGCACTCCAGCTCCAGGAAATCCACCACCTGCTATCCCATGGCCAGGCTGGGTAAATACAACATTTGCGACTGGTAATTTTGTATTAAATGGGCAGCGCTCAATTATGCGCGCGCTATCAGTTCTTGGTGATGGTAATTTGCTACAGGAAGAAAAACCACTCGAGTACTTTACACAGGTAGTGCCATGGAAGTATCTTACGGGTATTCCAGACCCAGAATTGCTAATATATCCGTTTGCGTTATCATCGCCATCTACACAGCCAGATGGTACTATTAATAGTAGTCGTATTCGATTATTCCAGGTTGACTTGAATGTTTATCCATTACCCGTTAACTCTTTTTACCAATACAATATTACAATTTATGTTGAAAATCTAAATTGGGTGAATGTGGCTGGTGGTACAGGTGGTCTCAAGTATGCGCTATAAGGATAGTCTCCGCATGTTGTTAAAAGGGATATTAAAATCCAAGGTGGACATAGAATGTCAGATACACAGGACACTACACAGGACACTACACAGGACACTGCTACAGATGTTACAGCGCCTGATGATACTACCGATTCAGGCTCATTGTTCGGTAATCTGAAGAATAAAATGGCGTATAATTTACATAAGGCCACATATGACCCAAATGCCAATAAGTTTGCGGAAAAGAAAAAGAAGGACGCAGAGGAAGCTAAAAAGCAGAAAGATGCTAAAGCAGCAGATTCTACGGATACTGCTGATAAGGGTGACCCAAATAAATTTAATGCGAAACGGTTGGCAACAAAGGTTGGAAATCAGACCTTAGATATTCTTCAAAAAATATTTTTCCCATTTTTGGCACTCATGCTATCGATGATTGTTACAAATGAAATGATTGTATATTCAGCACCAATAAGAATAATTTTCTTTATTTTTACGTTTTTAATCTGTTTCTTTATGCACACTACCGCTATCATTTTAGGGATATTCTACTTACTCAAAGGAGGCTACAGTTATTATGTTAATAATATGACAACTAGACCAAAAAGAAATATTATGCCGACCATATTTGCCCTACTACCGATAAGTAATTATAAGCCACTATCATCATTCGGTTCATTCTTTATGTATCCGTTTACATATCCAAAGACGGAAAAGGGTGCGATTAAATTACCTGAAATTATGAAGGAGTATTGGGAGGACTTAAAGACTTCATTCACGAGTTTGGACGAAGTTAAAAATTTACCTGTTTTTACAGAGCGTTTAAAAACAATTCAAGAGGAATTAACCCATCTACATGACACAATAACTTCTGAAAATAATTCAGGAAATAATTCAGGAAATAATTCAGGAAATAATTCAGGAAATAATTCAGAAAATAATACGGGAAATAATTCAGGAAATAAAGGTGCTACAGTGGCATCACTCCCCCCAGCCACGGCTACAGCAAATAGTAAATCAGAATAGTATTTAAATGATTAGAGTATGAAAGAAATAGAAATGATTGAAGTATCAGTTGTAACACCTACATATAATCGTCGTATGTTTATTCCAACATTAATCGATATATATCAGGCACAAAGTTATCCAAAGGATAAAATGGAGTGGATTATTATCGATGATGGCCGAGACAAGGTTGAAGATTTATTTTTAGAGGCTGCTAAAATAATTCCAAATATTCGCTACATCAGAAAAGAGGAGAAAATGCGCCTTGGTGCCAAGCGAAATGAATTAAATAAGGAGGCACGGGGACAAATAATTGTTGCGATGGATGATGATGATTACTATCCAGCAGATAGGGTTCAGTCAGTTGTAAATGCGTTTAAGAAGAATCCAAGGGTCGAATTAGCAGGAAGCTCAGAAATGAATTTATTTTATTTAGATAGCAAAAAAATTTATACAATTGGACCCTATTCGCAAAATCATGCTACAAATGGCACAATGGCCTGGCGTAAATCATACTCAAATAAACACAAATATGATGAGTTTGTTACAAAAGCAGAGGAAATAACATTTTTAGAAAATTTTAAATATCCCATGATTCAATTACCGCCGCAAAGTACAATTCTAGTAATATGTCATACTGATAACACGGCAGATAAGAATGAATTACGCGATGAGAATTTACCAAGAATGGGGGCAATTAATTCAGTATTTAAAGAGAGTGCGTATAAATTGGAGGACTTAGTTAAGGACAAGAAGATACGGGATTTTTATTTGAGTCTATAACTGCCTAAAGAATTATAATATGAAACAACTAATTAGAAAGTAATAAATGGCGGATGGATTTTTGTATGATAAGTTGTTGGTATTAAACACGGTATATAACAATACTTTAACAACAGGTAAAACACAGGCACAGGCATTAACACAGGCATCGGTAATTAAAACACAATTATTTCCTCATCAAAAAACTTTAGTAAATGGAATGCACGTATATCGTGATAAAATGACGCGAGGATTTCTATTAGGAAATCAAGCAATTAATGGTAAAATTGGAATCGTTGGAGACGGTGCGGGAACGGGAAAAACGCTTAGTATTTTAGCCTATTTAGCTTCACAAATTGCGACATTTCCAAGAATTACATGTGAATTAACAAATAATTCTTCAAAATATTTCTTTTCTCATGAGCTATATAATTTATCTGACGCATCATCAACAAACTTAATTATTGTACCGCATAGCCTATTTGGTCAATGGAGACATGAAATTGCTCTACATACAACAATACCCTATGTAGAAATCGAAACCAAACGAAGTATTCGAGGAGCGGATTTAGCGCAGAATATGATAAATAGTAATTTTGTACTTACAACAAATAAGTGTTATAGAAATGTACAGGAGTATGCTGAACAGCATGGTATTCAGTGGAATAATGTATTTATTGATGAGGCATCATCGATTTATATAAGTTCTTCAGATCCACCACTAAAATTTCAGTTTCTATGGCTAGTAACAAATAATTGGATTCCACTTATTTTTAAAAATCCATCAATTGTTAAAAGTAATCTGTATTTCTTAAGAGATAGAATTCAATTAAATCCTGAATTAGAGAGATGGTTACTAGATAATATGAATATACATTATGAGGGTCAATTAGTTTCATCATCATTTTTAAAGGAATATTTACCATTTTTCCATATAAATAGGGGTACAACAGTAGTACGTAATTCAGCTGATAGTTTACATGAGAGTATTAATTTACCACTAGTTCAGTTTGAGGCGTTACAATGTAGACACAATACAACATTAAATACACTAATTAGTTACTATCTGGCAAGAAATATTGAGCCAAATATTACATCAACAAAAATTCCTAGTTTATTTCAATCATTGGGTATTGAATTTAAGAATGTGGAGGACTATATTTTAAATCAACCCGCACCAAAACATAATTTAATTAGACGTAAAATAACAGAGAAAGAATGTGTAATTTGCTTGGAACAGGCCGAATATCCTACAATAGTAAATTGCTGTTATAATCTATATTGTGGTAAGTGTTTATTAAAAAATATGATAATTAATCATAGATGTCCCACATGTAGAGACGGATTAGGAGTTGAAAATTTATGTTGTTTAGAGACTTTAACAGATGAAAAAAGAATAATAGCAAAAAGTAAAACAGAGGCATGCTTAGATATTTTAAATAAAAATAAAACAGGAAAATTTATTATTTATTCAGCATTTGACAATATTTATTATCAGCTATTTGAGGAAATAGATAAGTTAGGACTAAAAGCAGAAAGAATAGAAAGCAATCTATTTTCACTGCGTAAGACAGTCAAGAACTTTCAGGATGGTAGAACAAATATTTTATTTGTATCGAATGTAGATTTAATAAGAGGGTTATCATTGGCGGCTACTTCGCATCTGATTTTTTTCCACGAACTACCCGTTTGCGAGTTGAAGCAGGTTTTGATCCACTCTGCGCAGCGGATTGGGAGGACGCAGCCCCTAAAGATAATTCAGTTAAATTCTGAGCTTCAAGCTTAACACCAAGCGTATCATACAACTTACCAGTTTGATGGGTTGCCCACTGAGTAACGCATCGAAATGGAATATTATTTTCATTTGATACACGGTTCATTTCCTTCCAGGCATTAAATAGCGCAGATTGTTTAGTTAATACAAGTGTGTATTGTAACTCGGCAGGCTCAGGAATTTTTGTAGGTTTTTCAAAATTTTGTAAAAATAAATTGGGGCATTTGAGTTTCAAATAATAGGAGAGAGGTAGGAGATTCCAGCATTGATGAAAGAATGCCCAAAAGTCTGCTCGGTCACTCCAACGCAAATATTCTAAAATTTCTTCATAAATTTCAAATGGAACCTTTTCTAAAAATAATGGAAGATTCTGATGGAATAGTAGACCAGCTAGATTGGCATCCTTTGTTTCAAGAGCAAGTTCATCATTTTCACCCCAATCTTCAAATAATGTAAACCATGCGGCTCTAATTGCGACATGAATATTTTTATCATGATGTTCCTCCTTCCCAAGTACATAATTTCCAGATTTATCTTCATAAATCAAACTTTGTGATACTTTACGAATATCACCTAACTGATATAGTGAATCAGGAATATCCTTTTTGAAGAAATCGATTAGCTTCTCCTTCTTGGGCATAGCCACATAATGAACACAGCAATATTTAAGAAGTTGTTGCATAATCCGCCCCTCAAGAATATTACAGATTAAAATTAGCGGACAATCATCCGCAAAATTACGCTTTGATTTAAGATAATCGAGTAGTTCCTGAAGACCACCTTTTTCACCTTGGGATAAGCCATCCATCTCATCTAAAAGTACCGCGCGCCCATTGGGTGTAGAAGGATGAATCCATTTACTAACACCAGTTTCAATAAGTAGTGGCATAATAGTTTGTCGAAAGCTAGAGCCAGTTCTAGTGTGGCTAGCATTAAATTCCTGTGTCCAGTATTGAGCTTGCTTACAAACACGGTAGACCATCGTTGTTTTACCGACACCTGGTGATCCAATTAGAAGAAAGGCTGGATGAGACCGCGTTTTTAGCCATTTTATCATAGCTTCTTCTATTTCTGGATGAAGACATGCGGTTTCCTTGTCAGGTAAACTAGAACGAACCATACTAAAAGCTCTATACTAAATTTTCTTTACATTCAAACTCGTTCCCTTCTTTTATTTTTATGTGTGCTTCGTCTTGTAATTTGTTTTGACCTATTAGCAGCGTTTTTAACCTTATTTGCTTTACTTAAATTATTATAAAATCTATAATGTATCATAGCCACATCAAATTCGTCATATTTAAATGTCTCTTTTACCCCTTCAAGAGTAGTTAAGGCATAAATATAATTTGTTGGACTTTTGAAACGAATAACTTTAAATTTAGCATTAAGAGCCTCCATTAAGTATGGAATTACATTCATATCCTTTTTATTAAACTTAACAGTTGGCTGAAATAATTTTTTTATTGTGGTATCTGAATCAAAAAGGCGCATATAATTATTTTTTACAAAATCATATGATATTTTATTCATTTCATTTTGCCAAACAAAAATATTTTTATGTAAATCATAGTAACCAAAAATTACAAAAAAAGGAGGCCGTTTCTTTAATTTACTAAATTTTTCAGATGCTTCTTCTATTTGAGCCTCAAGGTGTTCTTTTCCTGCTATATTTACAATACTAAAGAGTACTTCATCCTTCTCGGTCCAAGACATTCTATAGTAATAATATGTATGATTTTAAGTCATTAATTGAATTAAAAATATACAGTTGTGCGTCCAACGGGAATCGAACCCGTATTTTTACCTAAACTTCTTTTATGGAAGGGTAATATTCTACCACTAAACTATGAACGCATCTGGTAGTTTCCTACCACTTTAGTCGTAGAAGTATTAAACGAGTTCTAAACGCATTTAGAAAACTGGGCAACCGCCTCCACCGCTACCACTGTTACCGCCAGCACCAGGAGCTACAGGACCAGCAGGTGTTACACAGCTCTCACCATTTGTAATCCCCTCCCAAGTTAAGCCCATGGTAATAGCTTTTTGACAGAGTTCTTTGTTTTTAGAACTGGAATCAGAGCTATTGGTTTGTAAAGAGAAGTAGTAGTCATCTGATGTTGGTGCTGGGCCATCTTTAGGGAAAACCTTTAATGACCCATTTTTAGAAACACCAATTAAATCAATACAGCTATCTTGTTTGGTGCCATCCGCTTTTTGACGCCCGTAATAGACTAAATAGTCAGGGCATGTATTGATTGTTGGAGGCCAAGAAACCGGAGTTTCAGAGAACATTGAGCCCTTTCTAAACCATTTTATACCAAAGATTACTAAGAAGTAAATGGCACCGATTAAGAATATAATACCAGCAATTGTAAGGCCGCCACCAAACAGTTTATAGCCCCCCCCAACAATTACTAGGATTGCGAAGATGATATAAATTCCTAAATAGATGTTGAACATTTCTCTATTATCTTACAACTATTTTATAAGGTGTCCAATAACCTTTCTAACCGAATACTCAGCCGGTCTCTTATGATGCCTTCCATCAGTTGTACAGTCAAAATCTAATACAGGTTTAAGCATGTACTCTGGAATCACATGATATGCGCCCACAAGACCCCCAACAATTGCGGCATTAGTATCTGTATCACCGCCCTTCATTAATGTAATTTTAATAGCATCTTCGAATCCAATGTCAGGATTCCGCAAAAAGTACATTGCCATAACAAATCCCCATCGAACATGACCAATTTGTTTAGTAGAATCTAATTCACTTATGTCAAGTGATTCCTCAAAGTACCACTTTTTTACCTTCTCTGAAGTAATCTGTGTGGATACAAACTCATTAGTTAGCTGAAGTGTTTCCTGCGGTGTTTTACCACTTAGGATATGAATAATAGCGGATACATAAATCATATTTACTTCTTGGCATACGATGGATGGATGTGATAGAAGAGCATCCTTTCTAGCCCAATCTATACCCACACTCATTTGGGGATACTTAGCCGCCCAAGTGGCAATCGCGGTAGCACGCATTAAGGCCCCATTGGCTTCAGATAATTCATTCATTTTCTTAATAATATTTTTACACCCTTCAACACTAAATACATTACGACCTTTAAAATAATCATAATATGTTTCAAATGCTAGACTACAAGTTCGCCCCATATCGAATGGACAAGATTCATACCAATCATTATAGCCTTTCATGAGTGATTGTGCGTCATCGCTATTTAGTGCTCTCCAAAGAGTAAGGGTCAATTCGCCATCATCTGTAATTTGTCCAGGGCCAACGCGAATTGCGCCGCCGCCAGGCATTGTCATAGCTTTAAGGGCCATTTCTTCAGTAATTTCTCTATGGCAGAACTCGAGAGTGGCACCAGCAGCATCACCAACTAGCGCGCCGAGCATAGATTTCATGTACATTATTGTTTAAATATAAAATATGTGTTTTAAGTTGTATAAAATAATGAAATAGTTTTAACAAGGTGTTAAAATATTAAATTATGTCAAAAAGAAATACTATAAAGGTGTTTATAGTACATTTCCAGCAACCAGTGTAGCAGTTGTTGTAAGAACAGTACCAGCAGTTGCGCCAGCAGGGGAGACACCACCAACCTCAATAGGGATGTAGAAGGTATTGTAGCCATCATCACCAGTGTTGCCAGATGGTCTTAAACCAGCCGCAGAGCCAGTTACACCAAAGTTGGTTTGGGCAGTTGGGCCAACAACCACTGATGGGTCAAGTACTTGGACTTGGCGCCAGAAACCAGGAGCATAGATAGTAGCACCATCTTGGCCAGACGCAAAAGAAGCCTTAACGGTCTTACCCATATCACGGATAATAGGGTTTACTAGAGCACCACCAGCATTGGTCTTAAGAGTGGTAATAGTTGGGCCCGTAATCATGTAACCAGGAGGATAGTTACCAACATAGTTACTGGCAGCAGCTAGAGCAGCAGCAGATGAACCATTAGCAGCAGCGCCAGCCACAAAAACGTAAAGTGTAGTGGTATCAGCAGCAGTTAGAGTTGTAGTACCAACAACGCGTTGTCTTAAGAATCTTGTAACGGAGGACATTTTATATTCAGGATTTAGAAAAAAAATACGCAAGACTTTTGGGCCGGTACGCCAATCCACTTGTCCCGTATGCCCATCGCCCTCCAGCTATACCCCCTTCCGTACTTTGTACGAATTCAGAATCAAATTATTAAGGAAAATAATGAAATAGCTTTAACAAGTTGTTAAAATATTAAATTATATCAAAAGAATACTATAAAGATGTTTATAGTACATTACCAGCAGCAAGTGACACAGGTGCGTCAGCGCCGCTGAGTGTAAGTGGCACAGAAGTAGCAGCAGCCGTACCAGGGATAACGCCACCAACTACAATTGGAATGTAGTAGGTATTGTAGCCCTGATCACCAGTGTTTCCAGCTGGGAGCAGGCCACGAGCGCTACCAGTTACACCAAAGTTAGTAGCAGCGGTGGCACTAGCAACAGCGACAGGGTCAATTACCTGTACCGCACGCCAGAAACCTGGGGCGCCAAAATTGCTGGTAGCACTAGCACTAGTAGCAAGCTGAGCATAGACAGTCTTACCCATGTCACGGTAGATAGGGTTTACTAATTCATTTGACTCACCCTGTAAGTCAGAGATGAGAGGACCAGCAATCATAAGACCAGGTGGGTAGTTACCAACATAGTTGCTAGCAGCATTTAGGCCTAAGGTAGTGCTACCAGTAGAAGCAGCACCTGCTACTAAGACGTATAGACGGTTACTGGCAGCAGGGACAAAAGTTGTGGTACCGACGACGCGTTGTCTTAAGAAGGATTGAACTGAGGACATTTTATATTCAGGACTTAGAAAAAAAACACAGAGGGTGGATAGAATGTCATCTTCAGCTGGAGCTCCAATTCCTGATTTTCAACTCCCGTATACAAGTTACGGATATGATGGCCAAAATGGGCGAGTCAACCTGAATCCACGTCAAGGCGCAGGTGGTGCCCCCGTACCAGACTCCGCTGGCTTTAGCTATCCCAAAAAAACCGAAGTTAACTTTGCTTCTGATATGCTCCGGGGCAACTGGGACCATACAGCCCTTTCTGACGCATTCTTTACCCGTAAGAACGTCGATGTGATTCAGAAGGAAATCCAGAAGGAGGTCTACCGTATAAGCGGCCCTAAAAAATGGGTTATTGACCCCCAAGATGTCGATGAAATCAAAATGATTATGCGTGCCATGTATTTACAATACGGCAAAAACAATACATTTAACATTGAAGGTCAAATCAATGACCTTAATGAAATGGTTGTTAAATGGTCTGTACCTCGTATCATGTCAGAAATTGAACAATACAATTACTACCTCAATGATATCTCACACCTCCCAGTCCCCCTTCAACAACCTATTAGTCTTTCATCTGCTGGTACCCGTTCTCTCCCTTTCCAACCTCAAATGTAATACACTTACACACCTTTTAATATTTTTAACGCGTTTTATTAGTTTAATTTAAAATATACTAGAAAATATAATACAAATAACATGGAAAATATTTTTACAGAAATATATGAAAAGAAAATTTGGGGCGACAATAATAGTTTAGAATATAATGGTACTAGTGGAGGTGGAAGTGAAATAGATTATAACAAATTTAGTTATATTCCTTTTTTGAAAAATTTTATAATATACAAAAATATTAAAAATATAGTAGATTTAGGTTGTGGAGATTTCAAATGTGGTAAATTAATCTATGATGATTTAGATATAAATTATACAGGGTATGACACATACAAAAAAATAATAGAATATCACTTAAAACAACACCCATTAGGAAAATATTCGTTTATACATTTAGATTTCTATAATAACAAAGAAAATATTATAAATGGTGATATGTGTATCTTAAAAGATGTTTTACAACATTGGTCACTAGATAATATTTATAATTTTTTAGATTATTTAGTTAAATATAAAAAGTTTAAGTATATATTAATTTGTAACTGTTGTAATCAGACACAAGATAATACAGATATAAAAAACGGTGATTCTAGACCATTAAGTTGTAATTATTTTCCATTAAAAAAATATAATCCAATTAAATTATATAAATATAATACTAAAGAGGTTTCTGTTATAGAAATAAAATAAGTATTTGAAATGTTGAAATTATAATAAAAGTATACAAAATCAGATATGTTTACCCTTTGAAAAGTATGTTAGTTAACTAAAAATATATATCTTGTATTATTTTATTTTAGTTATTCAAAGTACAATTATTTACTGACAACTGGTTTACGCTTCTTAGGGACCTTGCCTGTCGGTGCTTCAGATTTAGCAATCGATGTCGCATCTTCCTTTCGAATATCAGACATCTTCTTCCAAGCATCCTCAAACTCTTCTAGGTCAGCCATCCATAGTGAAGACGCAGTCTCTGCTTCTAGGCGCTCAATCTCACCCTGCTTCTCACCAATCTGCTTATCCATTTCAATCACCGCAGACTGTTTTACACGGTCAATACGCATCTTTACGCAGTACTCGTATGAATCATAATCATCTGGAGCACTAGGATTTGAAAGAGGAGGAATGTTACATGCTTTTAGCTGTGCTACAATCTGTTCATCCGTCTTCTTCTGAAGCACAAGCTTATCATCTAGAATCGCCTGAATGAATCGCCGACGTGCGTCAAGTTCCTCAATCTGCTTCTTCAGTGTCTCAAGAATACTCTGACGACGGGCCTCATAGAGTGGTAGACGCTTCTCAAGGAAAGCCTCTAGGATATCACCTACCGTCTTGTACTTCACGATATTGAAGTCAGCATCGAAACACGTCATGTTGGTAGTCTTCCATGAGCTTGTGAGCTTGAACTTCTTCTCGAACTTCTCCTTATTCTCTTTTACATTCTCATATCCATCCTCTGTGAAGTAGAGAATGAACTTAACATCAATGTCGTTGTAGAGGTCATCAAAGCCCTTGAAGCCAAGTGGTTCTCCATCATCCTTTGAAGCCTTGGTGCCTTTAGAGCCCTTAGATACAACACTGCCGCCCTTCTCGGCCTTCTTGGCCTCCTTCTTGGCATCTTTGATTTTCTTGTCGTCATTTTCACAGAGCTCATCGAGGAATGCCTTATAGTCCTTAGTCCATGTTCCAACAGGAAGCTCAGTAATTGTGATAGACTTCTTATCATCATTGAACTCGTATAGACCCTTAGTTAGCCAGGTATTTTCATCTGTGCGAACCGTTTTACCCTTAAAGCCCCACCACCAC